GAAGCAGAAGTAAAAATAATCAAAGAATTATTTGAAAAATCTGTGGAAGGTGAGGCTTATGATCTTGAGCAATACGGACAGTACTTCAGACCCGCAGGAATGGCTTACCAAGCTAAACCTCAGGTCTCCATGCCAGCGGCATCGGCTCCAGTGGCGGCACCAGTAACAGAAGCGGCACCAGTAAGTGCGCCAGTAACTGCAACTGCACCCGTAACTGAATCTGCACCACAACCAACAGCGGCGGCTACGGCGGCTCCTGCAGGTGACAGTGCCAAGAGGGCAGAAGACATCCTGAAGCTAATCAGATCAAGACAAGCAAAATAATCTGACATTTTACCAAGGCCCTGATATTGACGTTAGGGCCTAGGTATGCTAATATAGGATATACAAAGGATAAAATTATGACAAAAGTATTTGACGCAACAAAGTTTAGAAAGAGTATTACAAAATCTATCCAAGGATTAGGAATAGGATTCAGCGATCCCACAGATTGGATCAGCACAGGAAATTACGCATTGAACTATTTGATGACTGGGGATTTCAACAAAGGAATTCCATTAGGTAAGGTGACTGTACTTGCAGGAGAATCAGGAGCAGGTAAGAGTTACATAGCATCTGGAAACATAATAAAGAATGCACAGGATCAAGGTATATTTGTTATACTAATCGACACAGAGAATGCACTGGATGAAAAATGGTTACAAGCATTGAAAGTGGACACATCAGAAGATAAACTTCTAAAATTAAGTATATCAATGATTGATGATGTAGCGAAAACTATTTCAGAATTCATGAAGGGCTACAAAGAAGCACACGCAGATGACAAAGAAGGTGCACCCAAAGTGCTATTCGTCATAGACAGTTTAGGTATGATGCTTACGCCAACTGACGTTAATCAGTTCGAAGCAGGTGACATGAAAGGTGACTTAGGTAGAAAACCCAAGGCGTTGACAGCACTTGTGAGAAACTGTGTCAACATGTTTGGTTCGTGGAATGTAGGACTTATAGCAACCAATCACACTTACGCATCACAGGACATGTTTGACCCGGATGATAAGATATCAGGTGGACAAGGATTTATCTATGCAAGTTCAATTGTTATTGCAATGAAGAAACTTAAATTAAAAGAAGATCTGGATGGTAACAAAGTTACAGATGTAAGAGGTATAAGAGCCGCTTGTAAAGTTATGAAAACAAGATACTCTAAACCTTTTGAATCAGTACAGGTCAAGATCCCATACGAAACAGGAATGAACCCATACAGTGGACTGGTTGATCTATTTGAGAAAAAAGGTGTATTAGTACAGACTGGAAACAGGCTGAAATACATTGATAAAGCAGGTAAAGAACATATCGACTTCAGGAAACAATGGATAGGTGATAAATTAGATATGCTAATGGCAGACTTCAAAGAAGACACAGACTTTGCTGATAAAGAAGTTGTGGAAGTACCTGTTGAAGCCGAAGTAAAGCCTAAAGCAAAAACTAAAAAAACAGAAACAATTAAAGAAGAGAAATAGATGATAGATTTTGATCACGCCGATATTGAACGAGTATGGAACTCCATTATACATTACGTTCCTGAACGACAGAGATTAGACTTTGCCATTGACTTCATTAAAAGTCTAGAGGACATAGGTGTGGAGCATGACGTACTCAAAGGATCTGCAGAGCTTGATCCAAAACTAGAGGAAGCTGTTAATACTGTGTTCGAAGAGGAAGAATCCGATGACATGGGCTACGGCGATACTGATGAATGATAAATTGGTACAACGAAGTAAGCAGAAACCTAGATAAAATTCCAGATTGTGTTGCGTACTTTGACAACGAGTTACTCGAAGCAAGGAAGCAGTGTAAGATATACGGCAATCTCGAACGAGCCAGTGCCTCATTGCCAGGCATAGTAGAAGAAAGATTTAGTCAACTGCAACAACTAGAAGCAATCCTAGAATATTTAAACATAGAATTACGTAGATTAAGGTCAAAGACTTTTAGAAAATATCTAGAAAATTATAACAGAGCACTATCAAGCAGGGACGCAGAGAAGTATGTGGATGGCGAAGATGATGTCGTAGACATGGATAAAATAATCAACGACTTTGCATTGATAAGGAATCAATGGTTAGGCATCACCAAAGGTTTAGACCAAAAACAATGGCAGATAACAAACATTGTTAAACTGAGAGTAGCAGGAATGGAAGATGCCGATATCTCATAATAGTTATAATAGAATAATTCTCACAGATGTTGACGGAGTACTGTTGGAATGGGAACATCATTTCACCAAGTGGTTGCAACTACGATCATATTTTGATAAAAAAGGTGTTAGGAAATACCCGTATAAATTAGTCGACGATTCACATAAAAATTTAAGCTCAAGTTATGAAATGTCAAAAAGATTTGGCGTAGATAGAGATGTAATTAGACAAGAGATTAGGGAGTTCAATAGGAGTGCTTGGATGGGGACACAAAGGCCTATGCTGGAATCTCAAACATGGGTAAAACTTTTAGCGGCAGAGGGTTGGACATTTGTACCAATAACATCTCAGACTTCAGACGTGCCTGCACAAGAACTACGTAAGAAAAGATTGGGAGAACTATTTGGAGATCACATCTTCACAAATTACCACATACTAGGCACAGGAGCAGACAAAGACGGTGCATTAGCCGACTTCCATGATACCGGACTGTATTGGGTCGAGGACAAGCCAAAGAACGCACTAGCAGGGCTCTCATACGGTTTAAAGCCTATATTAATTGACCATCCATACAATCGAGACTTTGAACACCCCGACATTATACGTGTAAGTAATTGGAAACAAATACATCAAATTTTGTCAGGTAGAAAATGAAAATATACGTAGGACACGACAGCAGAGAAGACATAGCATACCAAGTGTGTGAACACAGCATAAAGAGAAGAGATCCATCTGCAGAAGTAGTACCATTAAAGCAGAAACAGATGCGTGATCAAGGACTTTACACACGTCCTGTTGACAAACTTGCTTCAACAGAATTTACATTCACAAGATTTTTCGTACCATACATGAATGACTTCAAGGGCTGGGCAGTATTCTGCGATTGCGATTTTCTTTGGAAAATTCCAAGCCACGAACTGATAAAATACTGCGACCCATCAAAAGCAGTAGTTGTTGTACAGCATGATTACACACCAAAAGAGACAACGAAGATGGACGGACAGGTACAAACATCATATCCAAGGAAAAATTGGTCTAGTATGGTTTTGTGGAATTGTGAACATCCTAAAAATAAGATACTTACACCGGAACTGCTTAATGAGGAATCACCAAAGTTCCTACATAGATTTAGTTGGTTAGAGGATAACGAAATTGGAGAACTGCCTCTGGAATACAATTGGCTAGTGGAATGGTACAAAGAGCCTAGGGACGGCACACCTAAGATACTGCACTACACAGAAGGCGGACCATGGTTTGATGGTTATAGAGATTGCGAGTATGCAGACGATTGGAAGAAAGAGTTAATTAATCTCTTCAGTGCCTAATGATAGCAATATGTGTGTCTGGGATCATAAGTGAAAACTACAAAACCGTAGTAGATAGAATTAGATCCATTTTTCCATACCCAATATTTTTCTCAACGTGGAATGGTCGGCCATTACCAGAGGTAGAGAACCTACACACATTTGATGAACCAACTTTTGAATATCATCCCATGCTGGATGTGGAGGAACCACCGTGTGCAATATTTGGTCACTTGGTAAAAAAGTCTGGCAAGATTAGACGCCTAGGTAGAGAAAAACAAACACTTACAAGTGCCACACAGATACTAGGACACTGTGCCTTGGTCAATGCTATACCCGAGACATACACTACAATTATAAGGCTGAGGTATGACACTATAGTTTCGTCAGAAGTGGACTTCACCAAATATATAAAGATGGCAGAGAATGGCACAGTGATAGGATTTGGAAACTTCAACAGCGAGAAACAAAGTTGGGAACTTGCTGAACCTTCGTCGAAGCTCAAAGAATATACACACAAAAGCACCCCAAGATCTCACTACAACATATGGGACAACATGATTATCCACCCTAGGGAGAAATGTGCTAATGCTTTCAAACTGTTTGAACAAAAGAAATTGATTGGCATGGAGTGGGGTTGGTATCAAGTTCTTTGTGATCAATGGGATAGCACAGACTATATAAATGTAAACGGCGGCGTGATACTTGAGAAACTATGCACGACACCTATTGAACAAATATGAATTGGGAAAAATTAAAAAAGAATCATTACTACACAGAGCCAGTAGAACACATCCACACTGCACAAGTTTTTGATACACAAGAGTATGACAAACTTTATGAGAACCAAAAAGACCTTAATCATAAGGTATGGAATAAATTTAAAAATCAATATAAAGTAGATTTCAAATTCAATGAACAGCTTACAGACTTAGATCTCGATCCTGATGTGATTGCAATCTGGGCTTTCAGAGACAGGAGTCACAGATGGACGGCTCCACACATAAATGTTGGTGGTAAAAAAATTGCGTATACAGGCAACGCTTTTATAGTAACAAAATGCAAAGACATCAGAATAGAAGATGTTAAAAGGAAACACTTATGGACACCGTTTGTGCAGATCACCATGTCCGACGATCAATATAACTCGATTGTAAGTAGATTTAATGGCAAATAATAATAGACCAACAGACCACGAAAGAAGAATTCAAACATGGAATCTTGCTAAAAAATATATCAAAGGTTACGGCACGGCATTAGATTGCGGTGCACACATAGGGGAATACACAGAAATATTTGCAAAGGAATTCACTAAAGTAATTGCAGTTGAGCCTAATCCAACATTTCAGACTAAATGGTATGATAATTGTGGCCAGTTAGAAAATGTCGAATTGATAACAAAAGCCTTGGGACATTGTGAGGGTAAGATGTTTCGAGACAATCCATTAGCACAAGTCTTACAAGTGAACCAAAAGGGAGACATGCCGATGGTAACATTAGATAGTCTCGACATTGATAATTTAAGTTTCATTAAAATAGATGTAGATGGCTCCGAAGCAAGACTGCTCGAAGGAGCAATACAAACTATTAAAAAATCTAATCCAGTTATACAGATAGAAATTAAAGACAAGAAAAGACCGGAAGTAAAAAAGAAAGTGCTACAATTACTGTCCGAATTAAAGTATGTTCCAAAAGAAAGACGAGGATCTGATTGGATATACGTAAATATTTAGATGATAGGACAAAATTTTGTAGACAAATGTTTAGACTCCACTGTTGAACACAGTCCATGGCCCCACCAAATTATAGAGGATACGTTACCAAAAGATACCTTTCAAAAGCTGAAACAACAATGCGAACAGAGATTTTCAGACAAGACCGATAAACTTATTCACATTCATCCAACCGAGTTTAAAGATTATGGTATTGATTTTTATGATGAAACATTAGATATTTGTGATAAGTTGTATAAAAATTCTAAAACACTACACGAAGCATATCCAAGCTACAGGACTTATCCGGTATTAGGTATTAATGTTCATATCAGTGTAACACCTCCTTTGCCTTATAAATTCTACATACACCAGGAAGGTATAGAAAAAACCTGGAGTTCAGTTACTTACATTACCCCAGAAGTAAATGTTGGAACAAAAATGTATGCCAAACAAAACGAATCTAGTTTTGTTAAAGAGGCAAAGTGGAAGCCCAATTCTACTTTTATTTTTTGTGGTCAGCAAAATAAAACATGGCACAGCTACGAAAGTGATCAGATATCAAACAGGATTACTTTTAATATTTTTGTAATGAAATATAGAGATAAGAAATGTTTCTACAAAGGCTGATCGAAAATTCCTTTTGCTATCTTTAACATGTCATAATCTGGTTTGAATTTTTGCGATCCCATGGCGTGACCGAAGTAAGCGTTTATACCATTCTTTTTATTGTATTTCCAATCCATCTTTTCTATCTCTACACCAGACTCTAGCATAGCATATATGAGTTGCTCGTTGTCATCTCCCTGTAAGACTTTGTAGTCTAAATGTGTTTTCATCTTGTCTACTGCTGTTTTGTTAAGCATAAAAACTCCGGCATTAAATCTATTATCTTGTAAAACTTTTGCTGTAAATTTTTCTAGACATGTGTCTTTTGCACGTTTGGTATGATAAGGTAGTGTGTTTTTCTTTGCTATTCTATCCTGCACTGGTTTGAATTTACTAGCAGATGGGTATTCTTTGAATACATCTGGTGCGGTAGGCCATACGATAACGTCAGTGTCAAGATAAAGAATGTGATCATATTCCTGCCACCACTCGTCATTGAAAAATAGGTCAAATCTCTCAAACGTAGGGTGTATCCAATTTATTTTTGGTTGTGTAATCAATTTATACTCTGCACCTATCCTGTTGGCATATTGCTTTACTGAAATTGTGCTATACTTGTAAAGTTCCTCGTTAACTCCAATTTGGTTGTAGGTAGGGTCTTCGTACTTGTCAACAGATACGAAAAATTGGACAATTAAATTTCTAGTCATTTGAAAAAATATAGTTAAATTCTTCTTCGTTACGTTTGTGTTGTGATTGCAAGGTCAATCCTAAGTCCTTGATTTTTTGTACGAATTCTATATGTTTGTTATCTATTTCTATTAGTACACTTTTGCATTTTTGTATTGTTGCGTATGAACCTTTGATTACTCTATCTTCAAATCCGTCAACATCAATTTTAATGTGAGTTGGCTGTGGTAAAATACCTTTGCCTACCAGATAGTCTAAATGCATCTCAGTACATCCATGGTAGTAGTTACCACGCTGTCCAACTTTGTTGTCTGCAACACCCTCGTGCATATTTTTTACATTGATAGTACTCAGTGATATTTGGTTGCTCAATGCAACGCAGTAGGCCTGACACTTGTCGAGCTTATTCAAATTAATGCTGTCTAGTAAATTTTTGTAACTTGCAGAATGAGGCTCGAAAGAATACACAGTGTTCTCACGCATCACAGCACTATACAAAGTGTAGATACCAATATTAGCACCAACATCAAAAAACACACTGTCTTTTGTAAAGGAATTAATCCATTTAATTGTTTCTGGTTCTTTAGACATTATTCTGTCCATTCTATTTTTAATATATGTTTTTTGTCCTTTGACATTGGCAAATTTTATTGTTTTATCTTTAATCGGGAAATTAAAACTATCCGTGTCATAACTTTTTAATTTTGGCATTATAATATTCCTTTGTCCATTAAAACTTCAACAGCGGTTCCGTTTGCAAATTCTTCTGGTGTAAACTGTTGATAGGCCAGACTGTACAACCACGGCTCCGGGCCACCGTAATATGGATTCTCTATGTCTGCCAATTCAACATTGCCAACGTCTACAGCAAAACTTTTATTATCACAGAAAACCGGTATGCCTTCGCACATAGCTTCTATCGCCGATATAGAACAACTTGTTACAATGCACCATGCCTCTTTTAGGTCTTCCGATAACGGAACTGTTGCTTCGCTTGGCCCTGACGTACCCCTACCTCTGGGCTTGTGTCGAACTCTGATAGGCCTGTCGGTGTATCTTTTGATCTGTTCTATTATTTCTTTAGTCCAGTTTGGTTTGTCTAGATAGTCGTGTATGCCTGCGGAACTAGGACAAACTAATATGTACTTGCCGGCAAAGTTCGGTGCCTTAATTTTTATTCCAAACTTTTCAAATCTGTCTGCTTTACAATTTTTCAAGTAAGGAACATGTATAGCATTCTTGCACACACGCCAGTAATGATTGTCCGGCTTCAGATTATTATTGTCAAATCTACCAAAGTATGGTGTATCAGTAAACCAATAGTTGTGATTACGTGCTTCTAACTTCCTGACCATCCCCCTGTTGTTGCCAACGAATCCCCAAAACATACTGTTGCTTACTGGATCTGTTTCTACAGCATTATCTAACTTGGTTATCTGGTCTGGCCACGACTTTTCAACGCCGTTGAACACTTCCCATGCCTTGCTGTTTTTATTATTAAATGGTGCGTAAATTGTTAACATCTATGAATTCTTTTAGTTGTTCCGCCCATTGTACATGCCCTTCTGTTGACGGGTGTGGGTCTGCTGGGCTGACGATTAAATTTTTATCTGTAATATATTCTAAATGACTAACAGTAGGATTGAAAAATCTTTCCATGTTGATAGCATTCTTTATTGTTTTAAAATCTTGTAATTCTCCGTCAAAAGAATTAGGTAGTGCGTTGTACATCACGTACGGTATTCCTTTTCTTTCAAAATAATTTTGAAGATCAAATACGTTATCTAAGAAAGCCATAGTGGCATTGTTCTCTATATCCCATCCTGTATTACTTTTTATAAAACTAACATTGTCTAGTGTCTTCCATGTCCTCCATGTAAGATCTGTTCCGGGCATTCTACCTTTTTTCCACCCATCGTTTGTAATATAATCATTTCGATAAGCACTGGACCATCCTATCACAGCAAATGTGTCTTCTGTACCAAAATGCTCAAAATAAGTCTTAGTAGAGAAACTAATTCTTGTGTTTCCCCTGCCTCCCATAGCAATATTTTCAATATCCATGCCGTAAAGATCGGCAAGATGTCTGGTTACAAATGTGTTTACACCATCCTTGGGACGAAGTGTAAGGAAACTACAACCATTTGAAAATATTTTTGACATAGAGTAATATACTACAGTATAATTATTGTAAATGCAAACAGTTCAAAATATTAATGATATAAAGTATTTTACAGATCAATTCGAGATAATTGATACAAGTTACCAGTTCACTATCAACTGGGATCTATACAATATTAAGAATCAATTTACAAGTTTACCAACATTCGTTTCTGACTTCTCCAACTGTAGTGTAAATTCTTTGCCTGTACTTGTGACAGAAGATAGAAAAATTATCACTAATCATGTGTGGTCATTGATATCAAAGTACCGGGACAAACCACACAAGGTGCATAATATATTCACAGAATGGGGTGATAACGTAGATATCAACATGCCTCCGGTTACACAACAATTTAATAGTGCATGGAAATACGTTTGGTTACCTGTTGACGAATACAGTGCTGAGAATCCTTGGCACATATGGATAGACATTGTCTCAAAATTTAGATTAATTGAAAAGCGTTGGAGTACAAACTTTGAGAAATACGTTTTCATTCTATCAAATCCAAGCAAATATTTTGACAGGATATGCGAAGTTTTTTTCCCAGATTTAAAATATATTGTGATACCAAAAAACGAGACATGGAGATTTAGTCATTTGATTGTGCCATCTTTGAGCAATCATCAAGATGGAATTCTGACTCCGCACATGCCACCATGGATCAGACACCTAAGCAACACTGTTAAGAAGAAGGAAACAAAAGCTAATCGAAAAATAATTATTACCAGAGAAAATGCACAGAACAGGAATATACAAAACAAAGAACAAATGTTAATGGCGCTCAAAGGTTGGGAGACTGTGGACTTAGATAAATTATCAATCAAAGACCAAGTGCAGACATTCGCTGAAGCAACACATATTGTGTCTCCTCACGGTGCTGGACTTACAAACCTGTTGTGGTGCGAGGAAGGCACTAAAGTTTTTGAACTTACTCACGAAGCGTTCTTTGGAAAAAAAGTATATCCAGTTTTGTCGAGACACCTAGGATTGAAACACACTGTTATTTTGTGCGATACTGTGCCCATCAAAGGCAAAAAACCGAGAAATAAAAAAGGGAAGGATATGGTGGATCTTAAATTAGATGTGCCTAAACTTATAAAGTTACTCGATTAATTCCGACATGTCGGCTTGTACTTCAGGATACATTTTTTTCAACTTACCCCATATCTTAACATCTTTCTTGTGCTTTTTTCCTCCTGCACAATGTAGGAAGTAGACGTTATCGTAATCGTACCGTTCACCATTATTTTTATGATTAAACTTTCTGTCCATGTCTAACAGCGGTACTTCACTATCTACAATGCACGAATTCAAAAACATTCCATCGTCGATCCTGTTATCTGTTACGTCTTTATACTTCTCAACCCAAGGTAACATGAATTGAGTGCTTGTCTTGTTTAAAAGTATAACACCGGGCTGTACGAACCTTTTACTAATTTGCTCGCCTGTGTAGTTGTCAGCAAGTGGATTGACTCTCTGATTAACTTTGGCGCCAACTGATCCTGCATTTCTAAACTTAGGATAGTATGCAGTCTTTAATTTATTTTCAATTTGAGGATACTCCTCAAATATATCCGGAGCATGTGGTAAAGCAATAACATCACTGTCCACGTACATAATTTGATCATACTTGTCCCACCAACTCCTGTCTGTCCATAAATCAAATCTTTCCCAGGTAGGATGCTTAAATCCTAATTTTGGTTCGGTAATTCTAAGATAATCTAAATTATATTTTTCACAGTATAGTTTGAAACTGTGCCTACTGTATTCCTCCATAGGACTAGGCTTCAAATTATTAAACTCCGGTTGCGAATATTTTCTAATATCTATATAATATTGAATAACCAAGTTTCTCATTAATAACTATTTACGATTATGTTTTATTGTATACGCACAGAAAGAGCCAACACTGAAAAATATATTGAATCCATCGCTAGAGGATCTGCAGGCAAGATCGTAAATTACCAAGACGCCATGAAGGAAGACAGTAAGAAGGTTGCGTTCATGGGAGTTTTGCGAGGCACCAACATTGTTTATAACTGGGCAAAAGAAAATAAAAAAGATTTTTATTATATAGATCGTCCTTATTGGGGAGAAAGTAGAGGCACACCTTACTGGATGAGATGTGTGAAGAACGAGCACGTCAAAACAAAGCACGAACAAAGGCCAGACGATAGATACAAAAAATATTACAAGGGAGACACGATTGTGCCTTATCACAAAAATGGAAAATACATATTGGTTGTTCCGCCTAGCCACAGCATGGCATTACACTTCTCATCGCCAAACTGGTTAGCAGAAACAATGGCAGTACTAAAAGAGAGCACCGACCGAGAAATTATAGTGAGAGAAAAACCTTATAACCCCAAAAGCTACCTCGATGATCAAGGCAGAATGTTACCGGGACCAAGTGAAAACAAGCAACCAGAGAAACCATTCGAATGGAATAATGTACATGCTGTGGTTACATTTAACAGTTCAATCACAATCAAAGCATTGCACAACGGAGTCCCATGCTTTAGTAATTTTGAAAATCCATGTGGACAGATCTGCGAAGACGATTTTAGTAAAATAGAAACACCAAGATATGAAGATAGAGAACCCATATTCAACAGCCTAGCATATGGTCAGTTCACTCAGGATGAGTTCAGAAACGGTTGGGCATTAAGTATACTAGATGGACGTTGAAATATTCAGAAGAACAGTAAAGGATCGTAGGCGTGGAGCAAGTTACGAACTATTACAACACATGGCGGAAGGCATACGTGCCTGTGGCGACAACCCCATAATAGTAAATGAGACTAAGAGCGGAGACTGGACAGATAACGAAATGGAACCCACAGCAAAAATAGGTTGTATGTTTGGGTATGGTGGATCTAATCAAATGCATCACACCAAAGGACGTAGAAGAGATCTAGTGGAGCGTGCCAAGAAAAAAGGAATCCATATCATCACATTTGATGGTGGAATACTATCAAGTTTTGGTAATACAATTACACACTCTAAACATCACTGGCGTGTAAGTTTATACTCTCCTATGAACAACGGGAATTTTTTAAGTGATAATTCTCCTCCCGATAGATGGGAGATGATGAAAAAAACATGGAACGTGAAATACGAACCATGGAGAAAATCAAATCAAAATGATCCTATACTTTTTGTCCTGCAACCAAAAGACAACTGGAGTATGAATGAACTAGATCCTATAGAATGGTTCAACAGTGTGTATGAGAAAATACGACCCATCACAGACAGACCGTTCTTAATTCGTCCACATCCTAATCACATGGCACACATCGAAGAACGCATAAACGAGTTTCCGGAAGACTGTAAGGTCATAATAGGCCAAAAATTCTTTAGTGGTGATGAGAAAAAATTTTACAGATTCAACTTTCAAGAGGCAATAGCGAATTGTCATGCAGTTGTAACTCATAATAGTACTGCCAGCATTGATAGTTGTGTTCGAGGTATACCTACATTTGTAACTTCGGATCTTGCAATATGTTGGGACGTTGCTAACAAAAATCTTAATAACATAGAAACACCCGAATATCCTGACAGAGACCAATGGGTATATGATTTAGGATACAAACAATGGACTGAACAAGAAATAAGAAACGGCACTGTGTTTAAGAGATTCAAAGAGAGGTTGGGTTACTAATGTGTGGGATATACGGAATCACAGAGAACAATCCTAAGTTGATACAAGACTATATCACTGTGTGTAGCCACAGAGGACCCGATGGTTCAAAAGTTTGGTCATCACCTGACAATAATCTAACGTTAGGACATAACTTGCTTTCGATAATGGGAGACCCAAGTACTTCCATACAGCCGTGGATGACACCCGCAGGAAATTATTTGATCTATAATGGTGAGATATTCAACTACTACGAGCTAAAAGAAAAATATAAGTCAAAAGGGTTTGTAGCCAAAACTGACTGTGACACTGAACTGCTGGCGTGGGGACTCGATATGTTTGGACTGGACTTTATAGATGAAATAGACTCCATGCACGGTTTTGCATATTACAGAACCAATAACAAAGAATTATGGTTATCTAGGGACCATGCAGGAATTAAACCTTTGTACTATGCTGAAATAAAACAAGGAATAATATTTGGCAGTGAAATAAAAGGAATGCTAGATCACGTGCAAGGCTCGAGGAAGATCGACGAATTAGCATTCAGTTGTATGGCACATGTTGGGATCAACGTTACACAAAATACATTCTTCTCAAATATTAAAAAATTATTAAGTGGCGAAACTATAGTATATGATGTAGCCAATAAAAAAATTAAAAACAAAAAAAGAAATTTAATAATACCTACAAACGACCATAGTTTTGATCCTGAAGAGTTTAGACATGTGACTAGAGAAAGTGTAAGAATGTGTAGTATAGGACGGAGAAATATTGGAATATTTTTAAGTGGAGGACTTGATAGCGGTATGGTCGCTTATGAATATAGCAAATTGCACAATAACACAAACACATACACAAACAAGATGGAACCAAACGTAATATGGAGAGAAGACGACCATAACGACGATCACTCCAAGGCGTTACAATTAGCTCAGCAATATAAATTCAATCACAAGGTTGTAACAATGACTCCTCAGCTATTAACAGACTGTTGGGAAGACAGCATATACTTCATGGAGCAACCGGTATATAATCCTTCAATGGCTATGTATTATTACACAAATAAATTTTTATCGGAAGATGGCATTGTTGTTACCCTTGCAGGAGATATGGGCGATGAAGTGTTGGGAGGATATCCAAAGTATTGGAAGTTCAGAAATCAAAATAATTCATCATGGCAAGGGTTGGTCGAGCAATGGATGAATAGAATTAAAAGACCTATACTGGTAAGCAAACATCCAATAAGCAGAGGAGACCTTGGAAACTATCTCATAAAGCACTTGCCTCAAGAACTGTACAACGATCAGGATCCTGTGAATTCATACATGGCACTAGACTGTGTAACACAGGTACCGGAAGAGTTTTTCATAAGGAATGATACCTATGGCATGGCATTCAGCATGGAGGGACGTTTCCCGCTAGCTACAAAAAAATTTATGAAGTATGCATTAAGCATTCCGTCAAAAGATAAAATAGGAAATAATAAATCAGATACAAAATTATTAAGTAAAAAAGCATATCAAAATATATTTCCAGACTCTATCGTGAACAAGCACAAGACCGGATGGACTGCACCTGTCAAAGGATGGATACAAGATCAACAAGTAGCAAAAGAGTTTTACCAAAAAAGAATAGAGCAGAATGACTGCCTCAAAGACATTGTACTAAGAAACAACGAATCGCAAAAGTCAGCCATACCTGCTTGGATTATGAGGGAATGGGCAAATAAATTTAACATGAGTTTTGAAAGTAAATAAAAGTATCATGAAAATCAAAGTTATCACATCGTATAAACCAGGCACGTGGGAACAATTTGCTAAGAAAGGCATAGAGTCGATGGCAGAACAATTTCCAAAAGAAATAGACATTGTTGTGTATGCGGAAGAGCCTAAACCCAATTGTGAGCATGAAAGAATACAATGGGTAGATCTCAATTCTGCAGAGCCTGAATTGTTTAAGTTTAAAAACAAACATAAAAACGATCCTGTTGCTAATGGTGAACTTCAAGAGATAGAGGGCGGAGTAAGACGATCCGCAGAACTACAAGTAAAAGGTGGTAAAGACAAAAACAAAGGATCATTCCTTTGGGCCGCTGTAAGATTCTCAAACAAAGTATTCTGTGTTGTGAATGCTGTACGTAATTCAAAAGACCACGACTATGTCGTATGGATAGATGCCGATACATTTACATTCAGACCTGTGCCAATAGACTTCTTTGAAAAACTGTTACCACAAGGCACCATGTTGACATACCTAGGTCGTGAGAATCCAAATCTCAACGACGGTGGCAAATATCCAGAATGCGGCTTCGTTGGATACAACATGAAGCATCCAGAGATACAAAACTTTGTGAATGATTGGGAAAAACTTTATGTTACAGACGAGGTGTTCAAACTACTAGAGTGGCACGACAGTTATGTGTTTTGGCACCTGTCAAAAATATACAGAAAAGAAAAAAACATACAAGTAAACGATATAGGATACTGGGTTGGGGTCAAAGGACACCATGTGTTTGTCAACAGTGAATTAGGATTATACATGGATCACATGAAGGGTAAACGTAAAAAACACGGCACCAGTGGACGCAACGACTTACGTGCTAATCCAAATGCACCAGTAGATATTTTTTCAGTGGACTATTGGAAGAAAGCGCCACCGGCGGTATGAAGATAGAAGTGTGGACCGAATTTGGGCCTTTGAACAGTAAACCAATCTTTGAGGCTTTTATCAAAAGTTTAAACAAGGCAGGTGAAGAAGTACATATCAACAAAAGCGTTAACGGAGATGTCGCAGTGATATGGAGTGTATTATGGCGTGGCAGAATGCTTGGATACAAAAAAATATGGGAGGAGTTTCGTTCTAAAGGAAAACCTATTATTGTAATAGAAGTAGGAGGACTAAGGAGAAACGAAAGCTTCAAAATAGGAATCAACGGAATAAACAGAGATGCAGACTTCGCCAATCAAACGTTCGACGACAAACGATGGCCATTGTTTAAACATACACTGAAGCCATGGAATTCAACAGGTGATTTAGTTGTAATTTGCGGTCAGCATGATACCAGCGAGCAGTGGAAAGATTTGCCAAAAATGAACACATGGATATCCAGACAGATAGACGAGATAAGAAAATTTACATCCAGACCAATATTAGTAAGACCCCATCCTAGAAACGAAATAAAATTTGACGTATCAAACTATAAAAATGTTAAAGTAAGACCGCCCAAGCGTGACTATACCACATATGATGACACAGATTTCAAAGCCACGTTGGAAAGAACCTGGGCAGTGGTTAACCATAGTTCAAACCCTGCAATGGAATCAGTAATAAGGGGTATTCCTGTTTTCGTTAGTCCTAGCAGTCTTTGTTTTGAAGTTGGTAATGAAAAACTAGCAGACATCAACTATCCTGCAATGCCAAATAGATTGACCTGGGCGAACAAATTAGCGTACACTGAATGGTTCCCTAAGGAGATCGAAGCAGGATTACCATGGAAAAGATTAAAAAAACGTTTACAGGAGAAATACTTATAATGGATGAAATTAAGATTTTGAAAAGGCAAATACAAGAAGAAGTAAAAGAAAAATACTATCTATATAGAAGAATAAAAGAATTAAACGAAAAAATTCAAATTTTAGAAAGGTCTAATGCAAACAATAAATCTGTCTAACCGTAATCAAATTGATCCAATAGAGTTTACTCCTTATACCGGTGAAAATGTTTGTGTTAACACTACGATAAGAAAAGGAAAACGAATCCAAGATATTAAATTTTTCCCTGATAAAGTCAAAGCCGTTCTGAGAGGCAATGCCTATTGCATAGGTAACGGGCCTTCACGTAAAGGTGTTGATCTATCGCGATTAAAAGAATCAGGACAGACTTATGGATGTAATGCATTATATCGTGACTTCATGCCGGATTATATTTTCTCAGTAGATACAAAAATGACAATGCAAATGGTCGAAGACGAAGTTGGTTTAAAGACAGTTCACTATGCCCCGGCACTTGAAGTAAATAGAAAGCAGAGCAAAGGTATGTTAAATCTTATACCTAATAACCCACACTGGATATCGGGAAATGCGGCCTACTGGACAGCAGGGGTTCACGGACACAAAAACATTTTTTTACTAGGTTATGATTTTAGAGAGTACGGCAAAGGCCAGCTGAACAACATCTACCAAGGTACAGATTGTTATGGTGAAAGGAACGATGATAAAATATTTGAAGGCTGGTTAAAGCAGTTCCGTGATATGATCAAGATGAGACCTTACGTAAACTATACCGTTGTTCATGACGATCCTCCAGAGTACCTAGATCACCTACAGACAGGAACAGACCATGGCAATAGCAGAGTCATCACTATTAAAGAATTTGAGGATACTGTACTAGCCAGTTCTTGATAAGTTCAGTCCAGCAGTTTTAAATCTATTTCTAAAAGCAAAGAAGTTAGCGTTATGGTTCGAGTAAGGATCTTGTATTACAGTCATCTGATATAGATGCACCATTTCGTGTGCTAGTGTTTCGATAAAATCTTTCCATGTAGGATATTTTGAATGCAGTTCTATAGCAAACTCAATTTCACACTTGCCATACGGGATCACACTCTGATCATAGGTACCTTTCCTACACTTCCTATTATCCCAGTTGGCCCAACATCTACCCCAGTCATTAGTCATTCTTAGGATGTACAAGGGAACATTTGGTAATTTACTGTTGAACAGTCCTTTGTTCAACTCCTTGAACCAGTGGTATGCTTGTTGCTCGGTGGGTCTAAAGCCAATAATATTCTTACGTCTAGTCAGAGTATTTTCCAACTTGATCTTCAATGCTTTCCGTTGACTGTACGTTTTCTTTTTTATTTTCTTCATGGTTGACGTTTTTACCAAGTATGCTATAATATACTAATAATTATCAATATTACCGGATTTGAAAATGCACACAGATATGCCAAAAACAATTAACGAAGCACTTAAAATACTAGCATATAATGATTATTTCTGGTCCGATCCCCAAAAAGCCCATATCAAGCCACACCCCAAGGATTACGAAACAGTAAGATCTTTAGCAGAATCACAGTATGCATGGACAGAGAAACAGGCAAGATTAGCACTAGTGATACTCAAAAGGTACCTCACAAAGTTCCAAGCACACGGCATGGACATTAAAACATTATTAGACAAGCCGGAGTATGAGGACGATTTCCGTGTGATAAGTTTTGATAAAGTCATAGAGAAATACACTAATGAGGACAATGTTGATATGATAGAGATGAGATTTCCATACAACAAAAAAGTAATCCAACTTATACGTTGTTTGAAAGACAAACGAGACCTGCCTGGAATGTATGCAATGTATGATGGTGAGAAAAAGAACTGGACTTTCAAACACACCGATGTAACTGCCTACTATCTGACCTTAATAGCTGTGCGATATGATTTTAAATTCATGGACGACAAATTGTTGGATGACTACGAAGAGATACAAAAAGAAATAACAGGACGTAGGAAACCTAGTGCAAGATTAATTGCAGGCGAGATTGTACTAGACGACGCTCCGGAGTCACTACAAGAATACTGGGATCAAAACTTTAAAAGCAAGACGGCACTAGAGCAAGTCGACTCTTTAAAGAACTTTGGTATATCGACCAAAGGAATCAATGTGGAGGCCGAGACAACGATAGGTCATAAGATAGCACATAACAACTACCACAAGTTGTGGGTAGACTCAAAAGGATTCTCAAAGAAAGATGTGGTCAAGGGTCTTATCGAGTTAAATTGCTTTCCATTGATGATGCCTGTGAGTGGTGACATACACATGGAAGATGACGTGAAAGACTTCTGGGAATGGTTGAATGCCTTCAAGGCACACGGCATAGACATACTGAATGATTGCAGTTGGGGTTTTGATATCAAAGAACCTATGTACGAAAAAGATTATGCCAAGCAGGGCAACGATAGAGTCACGCTACTGAATAATGCTAGGTCACAAGAATTCTTCGAAAACTTATTTGAACTACACCAGATGAGTAAACAATTCAAACTTATAAGTGATAATACCAAAATTATATTTGTGAGGAATAGAATACCTAGGGCTTTGATCAAAAGTAAAATTAAACCAAAAGCTTCACTTGTTGCATTGGGAGGCGGTTACTATGCTACTGGAACAGATAACCTAAAAAGAATGCTTGAAAATCTTCCAAAAAAGTTGTATTATAGTGATCACCAACCGAATAGTTGGGATTGGCATGATCACATTATAATAAAACTTTAGAATGAGCAGTTGTAAATTAATAATAAAAGATGAAGTGAACGTTAAGTTTGAGAACCTATCTCTCGAATGGCGTAAACGATTATCTAACAAATTCAAATACGAGATACCATATGCTAGGCATTTACCAGCAGTCAAGTTAGGGAGATGGGATGGTAAGGTAAGTTTCTTTGGTTTGGGAGGAACAACATATCTAAACCTAGTTGATCAAATTGTACCTATACTAGACGAGGGTGGTGTGTACATAGATGTTGAGGATAACAGAGAGCAACACAACTTTGAATTCAAAGCGGTAGACAAAAATTATCTATCTCACATAAAGTGGCCCAAGAATCATCCGGCGGAAGGACAACCAATAGAATTAAGAGACTATCAAGTGGAGACAATCAACAAGTTTATAGAACATCCACAAAGCATACAAGAGATCGCCACTGGCGCAGGTAAGACCATTATTACAGCGGCACTGTGCCAATTGGTTGAACCATATGGTAGAACCCTTACAATAGTTCCAAACAAGAGTCTAGTTACCCAAACAGAAGAAGACTTCCTTGCTTGTAATTTAGACGTTGGTGTGTACTACGGCGACAGGAAAGAGCTTGGACGTTTCAATACAATAGCAACATGGCAATCACTAAACGTACTAGAAAAGAAAAGCAAAGACGAACACTCGGAAGCATTTGCAGAAGCAATAAAAGGAATTAATACAGTAATAATTGATGAAGTACACATGGCCAAGGCAGATGTATTAAAAAGATTGTTGACTGGTCCATTCGCACACTGTGGCATACGTTGGGGACTTACAGGAACAGTACCCAAAGCAGATTATGAATTCATGGGTTTGAAATGTAGCATAGGAGACGTGTCTAACAGAATACAGGCCAGCGAATTGCAGGACAAGGGTGTACTCGCAAATTGTCATGTGAACGTCCTACAGACGCAGGATCATCCACAATTCAAAACATACGGAGAAGAGCTGAAATGGCTAACTACGGATAAAGTCAGAATGAAATGGGTGGCCAACACCATCAAAGATA